GTCTCCGAGGCGACGGAGGATTATAGACAGACGCAGGTGCCACCTGGCATCTGACCTTTGTCAATTCGAAGTCCCTCACGGGAGTATCGATATGGTCGTAAGTACGTTCATCCTTAATACGTATAGAGAATTAACCCTTAGGGACCAGGTTCTCAACAGTGATATTTTCACAGAGCACCTAGGTTTTCTTGTGTTTTGGATTACCCGCGAAAGCGGAACGTCACAGAGTTGCCCCCGACGACTAGTTTCTGGTTAGAGGGTACTAGGGAAACCCAGGGTAATATAACTTAGTTATACCACTTCCCCAACTTAATGAGGCTCGACCCCACCGAGATTGGCTTATTGTTTCCGAAACCAATTCGGGACCAAAAGTTAACGGTAAAGGCCTATGTACCGAACTCGGCCTATCCTAAGTCACCTTAGGAACCTTGAGTTATCAGGGATCCCCTACTTTGACCGCTAGGGTAGCGTTAGAGTCCCATAGGTATTCACACCCGGATTTCTCCGAGCCTATCCTACACATTCCATTGCCATCGGTCTGTCACCTAGACATCGCTAAGAGGTGTAGTTACGTATATTTCTTAAGCAAGCGCGAATTCCCTCGCCATAGCCTGATTAGGGCTGATCGCTTGGGAGCCCCGAAATCAACTCGATCTCGGACAGAAGGCTTGTAAGAGACAGGGATTGAGGCAATCTCTCCCCGTAACTCATCTAACTCACGCCAGAGATCATTGATCTCTAATGAACTTAGTTGATCTGTATCACGAACTCGGACTAGCATGTCCCGCAACTTCCGCTCAAATCCCCGCAGTAGCTCATCCTCGATAAGGAAATACCAAGACTCGAGGTAGGAGTTTCCTCCTAGCAACCCTCGATTGTTAAGATTTTCAAGACCCTCGAAAGGTGTCCCTACTCCTCTGTCACGCTCTAAGATTGCATGAACATGCGTTTCAAGTGAACGTATGGCTGATTGCAGGAGCTTACTGCTGAGAGAGTCTTTCATCGCTGAAAGAGCCTCTTGGGTCACTTGTCGAACACTACCAGGGGAAGCCTGTAGGAGCCAATCCATCGCTGGAAGGCCCCATGGGCTGCCTGGACGAGACAACAAGATCGCCAGTCCCTGAAGACGGGATCTAGTCCCTAACACGGCTGGCAGCCGCGCCAGAGTTCGATACCCATAGCCTAGGATCTTCGATCCAACCCTAAGGGCGTTACCCAAAGAGTCAACCGAAGCATGCACCATTACCTGTTCCAGCACACTGAGGTCGGCTTTCGCCACCCCAAGTGCCAGAAGGGAGATAGGTGATGCATCTTTTCCGGAGACAAAGGTTCGCTTAGCGAACTCAAAGCCTCCAGTAGACGAGATCAATGATTTCGCCAACCCATACTCGACCCCGATTTCTCGGAGCAGAGCGAGATAACTCTCGGCTACTTTCTTGTGTGCGATTACAATATCGTCTCCAAGTAATGCGTAGTCCAGAAAGAACTCAATCGTTCCAAACACCTTATATGCAGCATACTGCACTAGGAAATGATGGGTAAGCGAGAAGGCCGCCCAAGAGGTGAGCGCACCCATCGGTTGGCCAGCCCCGTACCGCACGTCTTTGGGAGTCCCTTCCGGGACTTTCCATCGCGGCGCTATATAACGAGGCACTATGTAATCCCTGTTTACCAGGAATTTAACCCATAGACCCGCTAGCCGACGTCCTAGTATCAAGGACATGACTGCGTGCTGCAATGCTACTGGAAACCGATCCGTCGCTGCTGAAAGATCAAAGGAATAAAATACCCTTAATCCCCTAGCAACTAAGGCCTTCGCAGGCCGAAGTTGATCAAAGGTCCCATCCGTAGGCAGGTGCCCAAGGATAGAAAACAACAGGTCATGTACCGGTTTAAGTACACATTGGGTCACGTTATCCACCATTGCGAAAACACGTATCTTCCCAGCAGGTTCGGGCTTAAACCCTAGTTTGCCGATACCTCGCGGTGTTCCAAAACCTTCTAGAACCCGAGGATAGGGTTGTTCAGGATTCGGCCAAAGAGCCGACATGTACTCCCAATCCCAAAGACCGAACCGGTCTAAGGTTTCGGGCATGCCCTTGGCGAAGGACAGAAGACGGGTTAAAGCCACGTCCTCGACCGCAGACAACCAGTCCTTCAGGACTGACCGTAAATCATTGCTTATCGCAGTGAACTGCGGATCTGCCCACATCATAAGATCAGTGAGCAGCGCCCCCGTTGAGGTGGTTCCTCCTGGACCAGGTCCAGACCACGGCCCCTTAGAGCTGTTTGGCGAAGATTTTTGAATCGCGAGCAGTCGGGGTTTAAGGTTCCAAGGGTACCCTTTCCAGCTATCAGGGATCCAATTAGCGGTCAGCGAGTCAACCACACTCCAAAGAGTGCCATTGAAGTCAGCTGACGTTTCACCATTTCTGGTGCTTCGACTAACCTTCCTCTCCCAGAAGCTGGCTGAGCTTGTTTTCCCACACATTTTAAGAATGATAGGGAACAGCTCGATTATAAAGCGGTACCATCCTACAAGAAATTCTGGTCGCACCGTTGCCGGCGCAGTAATCGTGTGTAACTTAAGCTTTCCCCTATAATCGATTACTCGATATAGGCAGAAGAACGAAAGCCATACTTTTACAGTCCATATGTTTCCTGACCGTATCTGATCTCTCATTGAATGAGGGATTATACGTGGGATCCCGGACGCTGTACGTGAAACGGCTGCACCTAGTTCTTGGGCCGATTTAATCCGCTGACCGCTCGCAGACTGCTGAAGCAGAACGCTTGCGGCCTTTAGATATTTGACCACATATGGCCACCCAGAACGGCGTTG